CGACTACGGCGTGGTCAACCGCGGCGCCGCGTCCGGCGGCATCGCCGCCATCCGCCTCCGCAACCTCCAGTAGCCCCAGCCCCAGCCCCAGCCCCACCCCATCCGTCCGTTCATCGTGGCCCTTGTGCCCCTAGCACCACACAGGGAGCACGCGCGCGATGAACCCGACCCGCGGCGACGTCCACATCGACCAGGTCCTCACCAACCTGTCGCTGACCTACGCCCGTGACTACCGCAACTCGATCGCCGACAAGGTGTTCCCGGTCGTGGGGGTCAACAAGCAGTCCGACCGGTACTGGGTGTACGACCGGGACGCCTTCATGCGCACGGTCGCTGAGAAGCGCGCCCCTGCCACCGAGTCCGTCGGCGGGCACTTCACCTACGGCGACAACTCCTACTTCGCCGAGGTCTACGCCGTCCACAAGGACATCGACGACCAGACCCGCGCCAACGTCGACTCCCCGCTCAACCTGGACGCCGACGCGACCATGTGGGTGACCAACCAGCTCCTGATCCGCCGCGACCTGCTGTGGATCGAGCGCTACTTCAAGACCGGCGTGTGGGGCACCGACTTCGCCGGGGTCGCCACCGGCACCCCGACCGCCTCGCAGTTCCTGCGCTGGGACGTGTCCGGCTCGGACCCGATCGCCTTCCTCCGCGCGCGCATCACCGCCATGGAGGAGGCCACCGGCATCCGGCCCAACGTGCTGGCCTTCGGCCCCAAGGTCTGGAACGCCCTGGCCGACCACGCCTCCCTGCTGGAGCGCATCAAGTACACCGAGCGCGGCCAGGTCGGCCCCGACCTGCTCGGCTCCCTACTCGGCATCCCCACGGTCATGCCGCTGCGGGCGGTCTACAACACCGCCGCCGCCGGGGCCGCGGGCAGCTACTCGTTCATGGCGGGCAAGCACGCCTGGCTCGGCTACGCCGCCCCCGCCGCTGGCCTGCAGACCATCTCCGCGGGCTACACGTTCGCCTGGACCGGTTACGGGACCTTCGCCCCGCAGATCCGCAACTTCCGGCTGGAGCTGATCCGCAGCGACCGGATCGAGGGCGAGATGGCCTTTGACATGGCCGTCACCGCCACCGACCTCGGGATGTTCTTCGCCGACGCCGTCAGCTAGCAGCACCCAGCACCCAGCACCAACCCCAGGAGCGCGCCGTGCACTACGTGGCCAAGCGCCAGATGACCACCAGCGCCGGGCAGCGCATGCCCGGCGACCAGGTCCCCGAGGCGGCCGACTGGCCGCGCGCGATCCTGGACGCCCACCTCGCGGGCGGCTGGCTGGAGGAGGTCGACGACGACGCCGACCCGGCAGAGGCCGCCGCCATCCGCGATGCGGGACCGACCCAGGGTCCTGAGTCCATGGCCCGCCCGGCCGCCGACGAGCCCGAGCCCGCCGACGACGACGCCGAGCCGGTCGCGGTCCCCGCCCGGGAGGCCACCGCCCAGCTTGAGCCCACCCCGTCGGCCGCCGACACCGAGGCCCAGGCCACCCCGGTCGAGGCCAACCGGCCCGTCGTCGAGGACGACCGCGACCGGCCCGACGCCAAGCCCTCCTCCAAGCGCCGCCGCCGGAGCTGACCGTGCCCGGGTCCTTCACCTACTCGGGGAACCCGGCCTCCTCCCCCCGCGACGAGGTCCGCTTCCTCATCGGCGACACCGACGCCACCCGGCCGGTGCTGTTCGACGCCGAGGTCGACTACCTGCTGGCCAGCCAGCCCAGCGCGCTGGCCGCAGCCACCGAGGGTGCCCGGCGCGCCGCCGCGCGCTTCGCCTCCCTGGCCGACCTGTCCGTGGACGGGCTGTCGATCGCCTACTCCCAGCGCCGCGACGCCTACACCGCCCTGGCCGCCGACCTGTCCGCCCGCGAGTCCGCCGCCACCCCCACCCGCAACGTGCCCACCATGATCTCCCTCGCCGCCCCCGCAGCCCCACCCCTGCGCGTGGGCATGCACGCCAACACCGGCGGCGACGCCCAGGCCCAGACCGGCTACGTCGCGGGCACCGCCACCGCACCCGGCACACCGACCGGCTGACGTCGTGGACCCCCAGTTCCTCCTGCTCATGCCCCACCGGGTCCTGGTGGAGCGCAAGACCGGCGCCGACCTGTACGGCGAGGAGACCTACGGCCCGGCCACCGCCTACCCCGCGCGCATCCGCTACACCCAGCGGATGGTCCGCGCCGCCGACGGCGAGGAGGTCGTGGCCCGCGGCCAGGTCACCATCGGCGGGGTCTCCGGCATCACCGCCGACGACCGCATCACCCTGCCCGCCCCCGGCTCGCTGGTCGCCGTCGCCGACCCGGAGTCCGACGAGACCTACTCCCCGCCGATCGTGGCCGTCACCCGCTCCTCCGACGACGTCGGCGAGCACCACGAGACGGTGTACTTCGCGTGACCGCCGCCGCCACCCCGCAGCCGCCCCCAGCCACGGCCCGGCGCCCGGCCACCCCTCCGTGGACCTACCGCGCGCGGGTCTACCGCGTCATCGACGGCGACACCATCGACGTCGACATCGACCTGGGCTTCCGCACCTACACCACCCAGCTCCTGCGCCTGCTGCGCGTCAAAACCCCCGAGCGCGGCCAGCCCGACTACGACACCGCCCGGCTGCTCACCCTGGACTGGTGCCGCCGCCACGGTGGCGGCCAGTGGCCGCTGCTGGTCACCACCGCCCGCACCGACAAGTACGGCCGCTTCCTCGCCGAGGTCCGCCACCCCCACCCCCACCCCGACGACGACGACGTCTGCCTCAACGACGTGCTCGTCACCAACGGCTGGCCCGACATCGGGCGTGCCCGATGAGCCCGGTCCGGCGCCTGCCCCGCGGCGCGGGCGGGCTGATCTCCCTGGCCATCGACGGCGTGGACCCCCTCGCCGCCATCCTCGCCGCCGCCGGGCCGCGGGCCAACCTCACCCTGGCCCGCGCGCTGTTGGAGGAGGCCAACGCCATCGTCGGCGACGCCGTCGCCCTGGTCCCCGTCCGCCGCGGCATTCTGCGCGCCTCCGCCGACGTCTCCCTGCCCCGCATCACCCGCACCTCGGTGACCCTGGAACTCGGCTTCGGCGGCGCCGCGTCGGACTACGCCGTCGCCCAGCACGAGAACCTGACCTACCGCCACGCCCGCGGGCGGACCGCCAAGTTCCTGGAGACCCCCGCCCTGGCCCGCGCCGAGGGCATGGACCGCCGCCTGGCCCGGCGGCTGCGCTCCATCCTGCGCAGCGGCGCGGGGGGCTGAGCCATGGCCCTGCTGGAGGACCTGCACGCCTACCTGTCCGGGGTCTACCCCGAGCTGTCCGGCCAGCTCTACCTCGCCTCCCTGCCCGACGCCCCCGACGCCGCCACCGCCCTGTCCGAATCCGCCGGGCTGGGCCCGCCGCGGCTCATGGGCTCCCCGCTGCCCGTCTTCGACCACCACCGCCTCCAGGCCCGCTCCCGCGCCCGGTTCTACCGCGACGCCCGCAGCGCCGCGTTCAAGGTCTACCGCGCCCTGGAGGCGGTCGTTGACACCGCCCTGGTCAGCGGCGGCGCCATCTACTACCGCATCGCCGCGGTCCAGGCGCCGTTCCCCACCGGCCGCGACGAGAGCGGGCGGTGCCTGTTCACCGCCAACTTCGACGTGTGGAGGGAACCCATCGATGGCTAGCGCCCCCTACCCCCACCCGCCGCCGGAGTCCTTCCAGTCCTACGAGCCCCCGGCGCTGTACCCCGGCGACGCCCCCCGCTCGGACCACAAGGTCCGCTGCCACCGCTGCAACCTGCTGCTCGCCGAGCTGGTCACCCGCCCCTGGGTCATCCGCTGCCGCCGGTGCAAGGCGCCGAACAAGGCCGACTGAGCCCCGGTGCGCCCCGGCGTGGAGTGGGCCGCTCCCCACCGCCTGCACGTCCCCCACCCGTCCCGCCCGTCCCGCCTGTCCCGCCCGTCCCGCCGCCGCAAGGAGAAGCCCATGGGCCCGATCATCAACAAGGTCCTGTACCCCGTCATCCTCGGCCTGGTCGGCTCCGCGCTGACCTGGCTGGCCGCCAACCTGCCCGGGGCGTCGGACTCCCTGGACGTCGCCGCCGCCACCGCGGCCATTACCGCGGTCATCATGGGCGTCATCGGCTACCTGGTGCCGCTGTCCCAGGCCAAGGTCACCGACTACTTCGCGGCCAAGGGCGTCACCCTGCCCGGCACCCCCACAACCGACTCCCACGACCCCGTCGGCAACCTCGCCGAGCCGCCGCCCGGCAGCCGCGTCAGCCCCACCAACGTCGACAACGTCACCACCACCGGCAACCCCAGCGGCAACCCCAACGTCACCTGGGAGCACCGCGACACCCCCCGCTAGACCGTCCGTCCGTTCTGCCCTACTCTCATCCGCGTCGGCCGGGGGGTTCGAGCCCACTCCCCCCCTGCCTCCAGAAGCCCCGGGGGCCTCACGATCCCCCGGGGCTTCTGTCCGTTCCCCTCCCCTTGCCCGCCTCCTCCTGCTACGCTCCGTTCAACCGCATACCTGCCGTGCCCTTGTGGCCCCGGCCGCCGCCCAGCTCCCGTGACCCCTCGTGGTCCAGCGCCGCGGCTCCCCGGGCCGCGCCGTGGCCTCACACGAGGAGCACGGACGCCGCATGGCCAGCACGACGACCCGCTACCGGGTCCACGCGGGGATCGACTACGACGGCAAGCGCGCCGAGCCCGGCGACATCGTCGATGACCTGCCCCGCGGGGCCATCACCGACCTCAAGGACGCCGGGGTCGTCACCTTGATCCCCAAGGGCGAGGACCCCCGCGACTACCCCCACCCGCCCGCCGACGGGCCCTATGCCGCCGCCGCGCCCGAGCCGTTCGTCGACCCCGCAGCCACCATCGTGCTGGGCGCCTACCGCGAGGAGCGCGACCCTACCGGCGCGCCGCTGCCCGGCGCCGACGGCGCCCCCAGCGCCCCGGCCGAGCCCGGCGAGCCCGTCACCCTGGGCGCCACCTTCACCCCCCCGGAGGCGGTCGCCCCGGCGGTCCCCGACACCGGTGCGGAGACCGTCACCGCCGACGCCGCCACCGCGGCCGAGCCACCCGTTCCCGCCACCGCCAGCGCCCCGGCCGACGCCCCCGCCACCGACACCGGCCAGGAGGGCTAAGCCATGCCGACCTTCTACCACGGCAAGGGCTTCCGCATCCTGGTCGACGCCTACGACCTGTCGACCTACTTCTCCGAGGCGACCGCCAGCTACGAGATCGAGACGGCGGAGACCACCACCTTCGGCAACACCTCCAAGTCCTACGTCGTCGGCCTGGCCGACGGCACGGTCTCCCTGTCCGGCTTCTTCGACTCCACCGGCGCGGGCAGCATCGAGCAGGTCCTCCAGGCCCGCCGCGGGGTGGAGGAGGGCACCGTGCTGACCCTGTTCCCCGCGGGCCACGCCACCCTCGGCCGCCGCGCCGACCTGTTCGTCGCCCATGAGACCTCCGTGGAGACCGCCGGGTCGATCGGCGACATGGTCAGCCTCAACGCCGACTTCCAGGGCTCGGGCACCGCCCATCCGGGCACCATCCTGGCCCCCCTGGCCGAGCAGGCCGCCGCGGTCACCCACACCGCGGTGGACAACGGCGCCAGCACGGCCAACGGCCTGGTCGCCAACCTGCACGTCACCGCCAACGCCCGCGCCGGGGCGTCCACCTTCGTCGTGCAGCACTCCGTCGACGCGGTCACCTGGGTCGACCTGGCCACCTTCACCTCGGTCGCTGCGGGTGCCATCACGGCCCAGTCGGTGCGCACCACGGGGACTGTCAACCGCCACCTGCGGGCGGTGTCCACCGGCACCGGCAACGCCACCTACGTCATCACCGCCGCGCGCGTGGCGGCCAGCCTGTCCTAGCCCGACCCCCAGCCCCCCCCAGCCGCCCTAGCCGACCCGCCCCCCAATCCCGCCCCATCGCCCGTAGTGCCCGCCGTGGCCCTCGCAGCACCAAGGAGCCACGGTCATGCCGTTCCGCCACGGTAAGAACACCGTCCTCAAGGTCGGCACCGCCGCCGCGGGCCAGGAGTCCACCCTGGTCAACCTCTCGGCCTACCTGTCGGAGGTGTCGTTCCCCAACGAGATCGAGACCGCCGAGACCACCACCTTCGGGTCGTCGGCCAAGTCCTACGTCGTCGGCCTGAGCGACAACACCCTGTCGTGCTCGGGGATGTTCGACGCGACGTTCGACGCCCACATCTTCGCCGCGCTGGGCTACGAGACGCCCCTGGACTTCGAGTACGGCCCGGAGGGCTCGGCCACCGGGCGCATCCGCTACACCGGCAAGTGCTACGTCACCAGCTACGAGAAGTCCGGCTCGGTCGGCGACATGGTCTCGGGCAACGTGGACTTCCAGTGCACCGGCACCATCACCCGTTCCACCTACCCCTAAGTAGCACCAACCTTCTAGCACCAACCTGAGTGGCCCGTGTGCCCTGATCCACCCCCACCCGAGTGACCCAGGAGCGCTTCGTGTCCGACACCGCCACACTCCCGGCCAGCAACGGCGTGATCGACCTGCCCGACAAGCCGATCTCCAAGTTCAACCTGCGCGCGCAGATCTTGTCCGCCGACGACGCCAAGTTCGAAGACGTCGAGGTTCCCGAGTGGGGCGACGTCACCGTGCGCGTGGTGTCGATGTCGGGCAAGGAGCGCGCCCGGATGCTCAAGGCGGCCATGGACGACGACGACCGCGTCGACCTTGAGCGCATGTACCCGCTGGTCATCATCGCCACCGCCCACGAGCGCACCGAGGCGGTCGACGGGGTCACCGGCGCGACGGTCTACACCACCGGGGCGCGGGTGTTCTCCCCCGAGGACGCCGACGCGCTCAACGAGCGCAACGGCGCGGCGCTGGAGCGCCTGGCCAACGCCGGGATGCGCCTGTCGGGCCTGCAGGCCCGCAGCCAGGAGGAGGCGGGAAAGCGCTCGTCCTAGACGGGGAGACGCGCTTCTACTTCGAGCTGGCCGAGAAGCTCGGCCGCACCGTCAACCAGCTCCTCACCGAGATGTCCAGCTCCGAGCTGACCTTCTGGGCCGCGCTGTACGAGCTGCGCGCCAGGGAGGCCGAGGAGCGGGCCAAGAAGGCCAAGTCGCAGCGACGGCCCCGACGCCGGGGCGGATGAACCCAGTGGCCCGCGTGCCCCTCCACAGACAGGGGCACGCGGGTGGCAGGTCAGCTCACCGTCGCCACCCTCAACGCCCGGCTGCGCGCCGACACCTCCGGGTTCGCCTCGTCCATGGCCGCCGCCGCCCGCCAGGTCCGCGCCATCGAGGCCGCCGCCCACGCCGCCGCCCCCGCCCTCACCGCCGCCTCGCGCAGCCTGGACGCCGCCTCAACCTCCGCCGCGCGCAACGCCGCGGCCTGGCGGTCGATGGCCCAGACCGTCAACGCCGCCCTGCGCGCCGTGCTGGCCGGGGCGTCGGCGTTCACCTCCACCTTCCTGTCCATGGGCGAGCGCACCAACCGCGCCCGCACCGCCCTGCTCAACCTCGCCGAGACCCTGCGCGCCACCCTGGGCCGCGCCTTTGACCAGGCCCGCCAGCGCGCCGCCGGGTTCGCCACCGCCCTCAGCCTCAACCTGACCACCGCCCGGCGCACCGCCAGCAACGCCCTGTCGGGCCTGGCCGCTGCCGCCTCCCGCGCCCTGGCGCCGCTGTCGGCCACGGTCACCCGCGCCCTGGCACCGCTGTCGGCCTTCGGCTTGCGGGTGTCCAAGTCCTTCGAGCTGGCCGGGGTCGCCGCCCGCACCACCTTCGCCCGCTTCGCCCCCGCCGCCTCCTCGGCCACCGCCGCGGTCTCCGGCCTCACCGGCGCGGTCGGCTCCGGCGCCACCGCCCTGTCCGCCCTGGCCGGGGCCTCCGGCGCCACCGGCGGGACCCTGGGCACCCTGGCCGGGGTCGCGGGCGGCACCGGCGGCGCGCTGTCGCTGCTGGGCCGCGCCGCCGGGCCGGTCGGCCTGGCCCTGTCCGCGGTCGCCTCCGCCGGGCAGGTGGTCATCGGGGTGATGCGCACCGTCGCCCAGGTCACCGCCGTCGGCTTCGCCGCCTTCGCCACCGGCGCGGGGCTGGCCGTCACCGCCGGTCTGCGCATGGCCTCCACCCTGGAGCAGGCCCAGATCGGCTTCGCCAACATGATGGGCTCCGCCGAACAGGCGAAGGAGTTCATCGGCGAACTGTCCCGCTTCGCCGCGCGCACCCCGTTCAACCTGCCCCAGCTCCTGCAGGGCGCCCGCCAGCTCCAGGCGCTCGGCTTCGCCGCCGAGGACACCCTGCCCACCCTGGAGGCGGTCGGTGACGTCGTCGCCGGGCTCGCCTTGCCGCAAGACGCAATCTCGGGAATCGTCGCCCAGCTCGGGAGGATGGGCACCAACGGCCGGGTCGCGGCTGAGGAGATGATGATCCTCACCGACTACGGCATTCCCGCCTGGGATCTGCTCGCAACAAAGCTCGGCGTCACCGTCCAGGAGGCCCGAAAGCTTTCCGAGCAGGGCAAGATCATGCCGGAGGTGTTCATCTCCGCGTTCACCGCGATGGAAGGGCCTTTGGAGCGCTTCCGCGGGACGATGGCGGCGCAGGCGAAAACCCTCCAGGGCATGATGAGCACCTTCCAAGACGAGATCGGCATGTCGCTGGCCGCCATGGCCAAGCCGATCCAGGAAGAACTCACCGCCATCTTCCCCGAGGTCATGAAGCGGGTGAAGGGGCTCATGGCCGGGCTGGAGGAGCCGGTCGCCGACTTCGCCCGCGCCTTCATGGGCTTCATCCGCGACCTGCTGCCCCAGCTCGCGCCGATGCTGCGGGGCCTGGCGGGCGCGTTCACCTCGATGCTCACCGACCTCGGGGAGATCCTGCGCACCCGCGGCGACGACATCGCCCGGCTGTTCGCCGTCCTGGCCGCCGTCGTCGCCGCGGCCGTCAAGTCGATCCCCACCCTGGTCCGCGCGGCCATGTGGCTCGCCGACGTCATGGTCACCCTCGGCGGCGCGGTCCACGAGCTGGTCGGCGGCTTCCGCGGCTTCATCGCCGCCGCCCGCCTGGCCGCCGACGCCGTCGGGGACTTCCTCGGCCGCGCCGCGGAGCTGTCCGGGCTGACCGGCTTCGCCGCCGCGCTCGGCCGCGTCATCGGCGGGCTCAACGGCTCCGGCGACGCCGCCGACCGTGCCGCGGCGGGCTCCGGGCGGGTCCGCCGCGCCTGGTCCGACGAGGCGCTGGCCGCGTCCATGGCCCAGCGCGACATCGCCCTGCTCAACGCCCAGGGCCTCAACGCCGTCACCGTCCAGGACCGCATGTCGGCCTCGGCGCGGACCGCGGGCACCGCGTTCGCCGACGAGGCCGCGGCCATGCGCACCCTGGGCCAGGCCACCGCCGCGTCCATGGCCCAGATGGCCTCGGTCCAGTCGGCCTACACCACCGCCGTCGCCTCCAACGCCGCCGCCCTGCAGGCCGCCGGGGACGCCCGCATCGCCCAGCTCCGCGACCAGGCCGACGCCGAGTCCGCCTACTACTCCACCGCGATCGAGGCGGCCCGCGCCGAAGCCGACGCCCGCGTCGAGGCGATCGCCGACGCGCTGGACGCCGCAGAGGCCGCCGACACCGCCGCCCGGCGCCGCGCCACCGACGCGATCGAGGCCGAGCAGCGCGCCATCGACGCCTACGCCCGCCAGTCCGACGCCGCCGCCGACGCCGCCGACGCCCAGGTCGCCGCGCTGGAGCGCATCGCCGCCGCCGAACGCGAGCAGGCCGAGTTCTACGCCCGCGCGCCGGGGCTGCTGCGCTTCACCCGCAAGGCCCGCGAGGAGGCCGCCCAGGCCGCCCAGGCCGAGGCCGACGCCGCGCAGGCCCGCCAGCGCGCCCAGGAGGAGGCCGCCGCCCGCGCCGAGGAGCTGGAGCGCCGCCGCCTGGCGCTGGAGGAGCGCCGCGAGGCCGCCGCCATCCAGGCCGAGGCCCGCGACCGCGCCGCCGAGGAGCGCCGCGCCGCCGCCGCCGCCCAGACCGAGGCGATCCAGGAGCAGGCCGCCGCCGCCGCCGACCGCCTCGCCGCCGCGCAGGAGGCCGCCTCACAGCGCATCTCCGCCGCCATCGACGCCCAGACCGCCGCCACCCGCGCCCAGGTCGACGCCGCCACCGCCTCGGCCGCCCAGATCGCCGCGGTGCTGCAGTCCCAGATCGACGAGGCCACCCGGTTCGGCGAGAACATCCACACCATCGCCGACACCTACGGCACCAGCGTCGGGGAGATGGTCCGCGCCGGGTTCGCCGACACCCCCGAGGTCATCAACACGATGATGCAGGGCGGCGTCGAGGCGTTCCGCCCCATCGCCGAGCAGATGGTCACCGCCGCCGACCTCGCCCAGATCCCCGCCGCGTTCACCTCCGAGTACGACACCATCCGCACCGAGACCGACCGGGCGATGCGCGACGTGGAGGACCGGCTGCGCCAGGGCGGCGTGGCTATGACCCAGACCATGCGCGAGGGCGCCCACGCCGCCGTCGGCGCCCAGGTCCGCGAGCTGAACGCCGGGGTCGGCCAGGTCGGGGCGATCGCCAACAGCTACGCGCGCACCCTGGCCGACTCCCTCAACCCCGTCCTTGCGGCCGTCGGCGCCCCCCGCATCGACGTGCCCGCCAACCCCAACTCCACCGTCGGCGGGCCCACCGCCTACGCCGAGGGCGGCATCCGCGGGCGCCTGCCCTCATCCGCGGTCATCCAGCCGCCCACCTCCGGGCTGGTCCAGTGGGCCGAGCCTGAGACCCGCGGCGAGGCGTTCATCCCCTTGGCCCCCTCCAAGCGCGCCCGCTCGGTGTCG